ATGTTTGACACAGCATCAATAAATTTTGATGATGATGGCTGGAAAAATGTGATGCCTTTTAGATGTACTTATGATTCAGCAGCTACTTCTAATCCAGTTGTGAGTATAGGAACCGCAGCCTAGTAAAATTTCCCCCGGATATAATATCTAATAATGGATAATTATGACCGTAAAAACATCGCACGGCTCTTTCGAGATTCGTGAACTTACTTTCAAAGACAGGCGAGAACTCCACAGACTAGAAGTTAAAACCTACAAGGAGGAAGAGATTGATATTGAAAAATATTATGATGTCCTTGAATGGGTGATGGCTTTCGCATTTGAAGATCCTGAGAAAGCATTAGGTAAGCTAGATGACAATGCTATCGATGATGTGCTATCTTCTGTCTACCAAGAATATAAGGGAATTAATAAAAAAAAATCCTAAAGGTACGACTTAGTACCTGGTTTAGTTTCTTTGGAGTTTCTGAATCTCCACACCCTACCACATTCCCATATAAAGCAAAATCCCCAACGCTGAAAAAGCGTATTACTTTTACTGAAGAAGAAGTCTGGCGAGAAGTTGATCGAGCGCTTGAGGAAAATAAAGGCAACAAATTCACCGATGGACAGATTCTATTCTTTAACATGGCATTCTGTGTTAATCCAAAATATTTTGTAGATCCTAACCTAGATATAGTTTTTGAAGAATATATTTTTTCCAAGGAATTTAATGTGCCAATAGCCAATAATATGGATAGCGTTCCATATGAGAAAATGGTCATCTTTTCCGCTATAAGTGAAGAGATAGACGCTTGCCAAAAACATAAAATGGAAACGAGTAAAAATGGCTGACAATCAATTTATTATTGAAATCCGCAGTAAAGGTTTCGGTCCTGCAAAAAGTAATACAAAAGCCTTAAAAGGATCTATAGCACAACTACGCCAAGAAGTTGCTAGACATAAAAAAGGTTTAGAACGTGTTGTCGTTGGCTCAAAGCAATTTGCAGTACGCCAACAAGTCTTAGAAAGATCTACTAAAAAATTAAATTTAGCGTTAGGTAAATTAAACCAATCTACCTCTAGATATATTAGAGGTGCGGAAAGTATGCGTGGCTCTACTTCTGGGGTAAGAAGGTCTATTGGTGCTTTAAGAAATAATATTTTACTAGTTACTTTTGCTCTTAGTGGAGCAACTATAGGAATTAAAAAGTTTGTTGATGTTGCCGCAGGATTCCAGGCAGTAAAGACTAGGTTAGTTGGTTTAACAGGATCTGTAGGGCAGGCTGAAAAAGCGTTTATTAAGTTTAATAGTGTAGCGGCAACGACTCCGTTCAGTTTAGATGATGTTGTAAATGCGGGAGCGCAATTAAAAGCCTTTGGTGCAGATGCAGAAGGGTTAATTAAACCTATAACTGACCTAGCAGCATTCATGGGAACTACAGCCGTTGAAGCTGCCAATGCTTTTGGGCGAGCCTTTGCAGGTGGTGCAGGTGCAGCGGATATTTTAAGAGAACGTGGAATTCTCAATATAATAAAGTCCTCTCGGGGAATCGCAGACCTTTCGAAAACAACTTTACCCAATTTTAGAAAAGCATTAATTGCGAGCTTACAAGATCCTGCTGTAGGAATAGCAGGCAGCACAGACAGGTTAAGTAAAACCTATATAGGTGCAATGAGCAACATGAAAGACGCTGTAACAAGATTCCAGGCTAGTATTGGAGACTTATTACTGCCAACACTTATTAAAGCAGCGAACAATGCAGAGAAATTTTTTAGGGCAATAAATATAGAGCATGTTGAAGATTTTGCTAGAAGTGTGACTTCATTGACCATTGCCTTGGCTCTGTATAATACTAAAGCTCTAGTTGCTGCTGTTAGAACTGCGAACTTTGCTAAGATACTTAGAATGACAGTAGTAGGATTAGTAACAGTTGGAATAGAACGCTTACTTAATTACTTAGGTGTTTTTGAAGATTGGAATGAAAAGCTAAAACAGAATACGGCAAATCTGCAAAGCAATGCAAATAATCTCAAGCAAGGTACTCAGGCGATAAAAGCTCAACAAATTGTTCTTAATTCTTTAAATATTGATATGGATAAACACAATAAGCTATTGGAAGACACTGCATTCCTTCAAATGAAATTAAGGGGAGCAACAGACGAGCAAGTACAGATTGCAAAAATCCTAACAAATACGCAACAGCAGTTGAATGACATGTTGCCCGATCAAGTACAAGCATTACTTGAGCTTGTCGAAACTACTGACGGAGTTTCATTAGGCTATAAAGTAATTACTGATGGAAATAAAGAATTAGGCGAAGATTTTCAAAATGTCATTCAAGGTGTAGTTGCAAATTCAAATGCACAGATTCAATTATTAGTAAAAGAGTATGATTCTGACATGGATAATATGGGTAAAAAATCAAAAGATACAGCAAGAGCAATCGGACAAGTAGGAAATGCTATACTTGGATTAGTAGCTAATATGAAAAGTGGTGATGCTACTATAGGAGATTTTATTTCTTCATTTGGTCAAATCATAGCTGCAATAGGTGGACCAGGGGGTGCTACCGCAGGAGCTGGTATGTCAATATTTGGCCAGTTGTTAAATGTAGCGTCAGCGCACACAGGTGGCCTTGTCACACCTAATGGAATACAGCGCTTCGCAGCCGGGGGATCAATTAGAGGTGGCGATAACGTCCCAATATTGGCCCAGGGCGGCGAGTTTGTTATGAATCGAAGTGCAGTAAGCAATATAGGGTTAGATCGTCTTACAGACATGAATAAAATGGGATCAAGTGGTTCAAATGTAACAGTTAATATATCTGGTGGTGTTGTTCAAGATGATTATGTTCGTAATGAACTTATACCGGCATTGAACAAAGCCACAGGGTTGGGTTCAAGAATAGATGCTTAGTTTTGATGCATCTCTTTTAAGTGCGCTAAAAAATGCCAACCCAGTATCCTTTTGGACTTTAAAGCTATATTATAATGATGATTCAAGTGCATCAAACTTTATAGGTGTTAGCGACCAGGATAGGGTTGACGGAGCTGATACTTATAGAGGACTCATATCTTCATGGGGTAACCTTCAGCAGTCAATAGATTTTTTTAATTTTTCTTCCTCAACTGCAAATACATCAGTTAAACTTATAAACACAGAATTCAGTATTGCTGGTGGTAAATTCTCAGACCTGTTTGCAACTAAGAATTTCGCTAATCGCAAATGGGAATTATTCCAGAACACCAATGGTCTTTCTACTTTTGACACTGCCGCCAGAATGATTGGGACAGGAATCATATCTGGTAATATAGAATACGATAATTCATTTATTACATTTACCTTAGTCGATTATAGCAGTAGATACCATAAACAAATACCAAAAAATACGGTAGTAGCAGCCACTTACACTAGCGCTCCAGAAAATAACATTAATAAACCTATTCCTATATCCTACGGTGATTTCCATGATAAAACAGATGCTGGAACTATTCCAACTAGCGGAGCGAATTTTGATAGACACTTTACCAAGGCCAAGTTTCCAGCAATTATAGTAAATAAGTGGGATGAAACAAATTATAGAACTGAAGCTCTTGTTGATAGTGTCCCTGTGCATACTTTGGATACAAAGAATGTTTATATGGCAGCGGGCGGGGAATATGGGGCATGCCTAGATTCTAATGTTACTGAAAGTGAAAGTAATTACAAAATAACTGCTTTAGGTACTGATTGGCGGTTTTACACACCATTAATAAAGCACAGCACTTATTCCGGTGGGACTAATTATGGTAATATGATGGACAATAGTTTTAGTGGTACTGGATACAGTTTAGCTCAAACTGGAGCGGGCGCAACTTCAGTAGGATTCAGGATTGGGAGAATGCCAAACATGGGGGTGTTAACCACCGCATATTTATTAATTGATTTTGGAACCTTTTCCGGTTCAGCGCCAAATGTAGCTTTTAAGGCTTCTCCTGGTGCTGGTGCTGGTGGGGCCACAACTAGTACTATAGCATGGACTAGTGGAGATAAAGAGGTAGCTGTGACAGGTTTTTTCTCTACAGGAGATGCTACAGCCTGGGATGTGGAAAGAGAATTTTTCCTTACTATAGATAATACAGGTGGGTCAGGAAATATGAATGTCTATATTAATGAAATCGGAATTGAATTTAGAGTTAGTCCAAGCATGACTTTTACTCATAGAATGGGAGAAATAATAGAAGTGCCTTCATCAAGATATATTAGTCCATATTACAGTAAATCTGAAGTAGCTGGAACAAATGTAGATTCAGTAAAGAAAGTAGTAAATACTAAGACTCTAATCTCACCCGCTTCGATTGATTATCTGTACTATTCTGGTAAAGGTAGAATGTACGGTGCGTGGATTGATGATATTGATGGTGGAACCGATAATAGAACTAGTCATAATGGAGATGAACCAGATCCTAATTATACCGAAGATGATCTGATAGAGAACCCTGTATATATGATAGAAGATATATTAAGAAGAGAATTGAGTCTCGATTCATCAACTGATGGATCAGACATAGACATCGAGACATTTGATAAAGCTGGTAATGCTCAGACAAATGATACAAGAGGTGATATTTCGTATACTTATAATGACGCAATCGCAGATATAAAATTTGCCTTCTCTCAATATAAATTTATCAATTCAAAGGATATGATAAATAAAATTTGCAGACAAATATGTTCATGGGTGTGGATATCCGGGTCAGGTAAGTTTAAAATTAGAACCTTATTAAGGCCAGGTGACACTTGGGCAGAAGATAAGACAATAGATTTTCACGATATCAGTTTAAAATCCATAAGCCGTACAAATATAGACGATGTCCGTAATGATATTAACGTGCATTATAACAGAGATTACGTTCAAGATCAGACCATGTCGACAGCGAGTCCAACTGATGACAGTACATCTGTAGGTAATACAGTAGATGGATATAAGCAAACACTAAGTCTTGATATAGAAGCAGATATAATAGATGATGATACTGTCGGTGTAACAGCAGATAAAGGATTGGCAGACGCTTATCTAAAGATATTAAAAGACAGAAGAATTATATTAAAATTTGATTGTCAGCGACCGATCCACAATGATTTAGAAATTACTGACATAATAAAGTTTGAAAACTGGGATAGTAAAATAAAGCTATATGGTGTAGCTATGGGGACAGATTATTTTATGATTACGAATATAAGTAAAACACCATTTAATTGCTCAATAACAGCGATACAAGTAAAAACACTAGCGAATGCTTAATAACATAAGGACAAATAATGAGTTACAATAGAATAGTTAAACCAAGAATGTATATGGACAGATTGTCTTTTGATTTGGCAACAGGGCAGAGAACAATATCAAACTATACTCTAACTAACGATGCCGCATCACCTGGAACTGTAACTCCGTCATCTGGTGTGGTCGAGGATTTGTTTGACCTCAGACCCTCAAACTTTATAACAATAGCGGTTGATACGCAAGCCTTTCGCATAAATATTGACACAGGGGCATCTTCGGATACCGTAGCAGAAACCAGTTTTCTAGCTATATTGGGACACAATTTTGAATACGCAGATGCGGTTTTTAAATTTGAATATTCTGATAATGCTGTCTTTGCTACCCACACTGGAACAAATGTTGAGTTTACAACTCCTAGCACCGACAAGGCAATACACGGTACGGGTGGTAGTTGTATTTTTGAAGATTTCGAAGTTGGCAATAAAGTTACAGTGTCAGCTAGCACATCAAATAACGGTTGGACATTAATTACTTGGGCCAATAATAATACAGATAATCAATACTATAGAATAGAATTTTTAGAAACCGATGAGCTTGGTGATGACACGACACACGCA